GTTTACATTCATCAATAGTAACTTCAATATCTTTGTCAAACAGTTCATTGACTCTTTCGTCAGATACTTCTGTGCCTACTGGCTTACCATATTCTTGATCCCACTCAGTAACAAGATGCCCTATGCCAACAGTAGGAAGATTTAAGTGATCGAGATACACAGCATTAACACAGCCTTCATCTCGTTTTAATTGTTCTCTTAATAATTCTATATTCATTTTTTTAACTTTGCTATTGATTTTAATCCAAATGATGCCGCAATAGATGCAAGTATGCCATAACTTAACCAATCAGGACAGTCCTCTCTCAAAAATTTAAAGCCATCAGATATGTATGGTTGTAGTGCAGGTATAAAACAAGCAACAATAAGTAAGATAAAAGTTATAGTCCATGCTTCATCTTTCCAACTATTGTCACTAGCATCAATAGCTTTCTCTTCCCATGATCCATCTTGTTCTACTTTCTTTACTTGTGCTTGAACCTTTGCCACTTCTAATTGTTGTTTAGCTTTAGCTTTTTCTTTTTTACCTTCAAGCCATGTAGTAGCAATGTTTGCTATTGGTCCTAATAATTGTAACATTAGTACACCCTCACTTTCTTTTCGTCTACTCGTGGTACAAGTTTACAAATGCAGTTGTATTCCATGTTCTCACCAGTAGCACTATCATATGTTTGTTTACTTAAATACTCTGTGTAGAATGTGCAATCAGCAACATTTCTAAAATAGATTGCTCCTTGTGCCACACCATTAAGATAACAAGCCAACATAAATGCAGTCATATAATACCTTTCTTCTTAGCTATTACTGCAAGTACAGTTACTACACCTGCAAGTAAAGTAGTTATTAGTATAATTAAAATAATTTTTAAAACTAGTTCTTTGATTTCTTCTCTACGTTTCTTAGCTTTTTCTGCGGCTTCTTTCCTAGCTTTACGAGCCTCAGCACAATATGCTTGGTAGTCAGTCCATAACCCTGCCCTACCATAAAGTTGCATATATTCTCGTAGCTTATCATGTTTCACTCGTATCTGCTCNAGTGCCATGAACTCTTCAAGATCATTNTCAGTCTTGCCTAATAAATTAGTCCAGATACTATTACGTTTTCTATGAAGATCTTTCTGTAGCTGATCCTCAGCACTCACAAAACGACTTATCGCATTACCTGCTGAGGCTATATCTTTCCCATTTTCAAGTGTTTGTTTAATAACAGCGAAGGCACTATTTGCAATCATTAGCATTTCAAGCACAGTGTCACCTCACTTACTTAGCACCTTATCTAGTTTATCTTCTAGTCTGTTAAGTGTTTCTACAATACGATTAGATGTATGACGTAGATCTTCTTTTGATGCATACTCTTCTCTTGTTTTATTTAGAAGAATTTGCAATCGTTTTACTTCAGCAAACATTTTATTAAATGCCCATGCAAATGGCATTATAATTAATGTTATAATTATATTCCAAATAAAAGTAGCATCAAATGCCATTTATTGTTCCTGATTTTCTCTGAATGTTTTATAATCAGTTTTAACTTTATCTGTCCATATAGCATTAGCTATTGCTTGAACACTTGNGTCTTCACCACTTATATCTGTAGCTTTGTGAGTCCATGTTTTTGACCCATCACTTTCTACTACATAATCTGATGAAAAAGGTTGAAGAACNTGTCTATGTCTTGACCTACTTATTTCTGTTCCATCTTCTTTAATAACTGTGTCAGTAGCTACTTGTATATTCCAAGTACCTACAACTTCTATTTTTGGTACTTCTGTTGTTTTTGTTATTGCCACTTTATCTCTCCTTATGAACCTTGTATTGCATATGCGAAAGTTAAACCAAAACCAAAATCTGTATTAGCAGTGAAAGTTGAAGTATTATCATATCTAGTAAAAGTAAATGATTCTGTTGTGCTAGGATTTAAGTTTGCATGATAATGATTGCCAGTTGTCTGATACTCTCTTGTATTTATAGTAAGATGACTACAGTTGTCGTGTATTGTAAATGGTAAACCTGATATTTTACCCAAAGCAGTTGTTGATGAAGTTTGTCTAACTGCAAGTCTTATGTTTATTATAACCATATTACCAATTTTTGTGTACTTACCTAGCGTAACATTGTTTGCAGAAGATTGACTATAGCCGGGGGTAAAAGTTCCTTCTTCATAGTCATCAAGCAGATTAGATGCAGTAGCAGAAGTTACCCCTAGGTGTATTCCTGCATTTGATTGTCCTAAAATAACATTACCACTTGAATTTACGTCTAATAAAACACTTGCATCTTGTTTTGATAATCTAAAATGATTATCTGCGGCGGCTCCTAAAAATACTCTACTACTTGTGCCATTTTGCAAACCTATTCTCTGGACAGAATTACCTTGCAATATCATTTTATGGTCATCACCACCTGCACCTAAATGAAATGCTTGGTCTGCATTTGAAGGGTCTGATTTACGAACTAATAATCTATCATTGCCACCATCAACAAAAAGCATATTAGCATCACCATTAGACTCNACTCTAAAATCTACATCTGCACTATCTTCGTTGAATACTGCTCCACCTTTTGCAGATAAAGCACCAGTTACATCTAGTGTAGATGCCATATCTACTGCACCATCTATATCCACAGCATCTAAGTTTGTTGTGCCATCTACATCAATATTACCTGCTAAATCAGCATCACTTATTACATTGGCTATATCTCTTGCTCTAGTCATTCAATTCTCCTACAAAGCAGATATAATGAAAGCTAATAATTCATCATAATTAACCATACATCTAGTTCTTTCTGTATAACCCTCAGTCTTTTCAAACTTTTGATCCATGTATGTAAAAGCATCTCTTGCTTCTATACCTTTTTCTTTATCTTCTTTTACTGCATCTACAGATATTTCTTTTTCCCACCAAGTAGTTTCACTATATATAGAATATCTATGTGCATCTAATCCCTCTGATGCAAATGCTTCTTTTAATTCTTGTGCTATAACACCAACATGGATTCTAGCATCATCACCTTTCTCAGCGACTCTATCTTTATATCTAAATTTTTTAATAAGACCTTTACATTTAGTTGCAACTTTTTTTTCTGTTTCTGTAAGATCTTCTATATCTTGTTTTTCATTTCTATCAGAAGAAGTAAATGAACCAGTAAAATAAGCATGACGAAATCTTACTGAAGAATAACCAACATCTATTGCACCATCTCTATTAGTAAAATTATTGGCGGCATCACATGGTATCATGGCATCTAAGTTAGATGCAAAATAAAAACCAGTATCACCCATACCTATACCAAATGAACCATTAGTACCAATTCTACCAATTAAAGTACCGTCATCACGAAATTCTATTATACTACCAAAATCAGTTGTTCTATTTAATGTAAGAGCAGCTTGACCTGATGCACTAAATTGAGATGCACCATTGCCACCTATTCTTACACCAGTTGTTGATCCTTCAGCAGGACTAGCATTAGTTGTACCAACCAAAAGATTTGAACCATTGTGTCGCATAACTTCTGAACCACTAACCCCAAACAACATTTCATTATTACTGTGAGCATATTGTATATAACCTGAATATCTAGCTGATCCTGAAGTGCCATCTGCAAATGCTAGATATTGACCAGTATCAGTAGTTGCACCAACAATAGTTATGCCACCTTGATTATCTGCTGAAACAACTAAATCTTGAGCATAATAACTGGCAGGTGTTGNAGTTNTAATACCAACTTTACCACCCTCTGACATATCAATTCGCATTGCTTCTATAGTAGAGCCACCATCATTGCCTTTGAAAATCAAGTCTTTATCTGAAACACTACTTTCTATTATAAAATCACTACTAGAATTTTGTAGTTTACCGTATAAAGTGCCATCATCTTTGAGTTTTATTTCAGCACCATCAGCATCAAGTATAATGTCTCCACCAACGTCTACTGTAAAGTCACCACTAGCTTGAGCTAAAGTGCCACTAGTATATGTAAGACCAGTTTCAGCTTCTAAT